ACATTACTGTAGGCTACCGGATCCAATTTGGTATAGACTGGTATATTTTTTTGAGCTAACAATGCCAAATTGAAACCTTCATCGATGCCGGCCTGTACCGCTTCTCCAAAAACATCGTTTGTGGTAATTTTTTTTATAAAATCACTGTATTTTAAATTTTTTGGATCAGACCAAACATCGTGTAGACCAAGTGCAAAACTAGAAACGGAATCAGGCGTTGCCTGTGTCTCCTCATAATTGATTCCATTTATTTTTGAATTTGCTCTTTCTCTGAGCAAACGATTGAAAATTGCGTTAAATTTATTTTCGCCTTCGTTAAGTAATGTCTGTAGTTGTGTCTTGTTACTGGTAACCAAGGCTTCTGTTCTTTGTGCGATCAAAGTTTGATCAACGGGTCTTGCAGAAAGTGCATTCTTTAATGCAAGTCCTTCGTCAATAGCTGTAATTTGATTTTGAATGTCGATCAACGATGTTATATCTTCTGTGTAACCTTCGCCGGCCAAGACTCCAATGTAGTCGTATATTGTAGGGTTACCAAACACACCTGTTCCAATTGGCAGTTTAGATTTTGCATTGTCAAATAAAGAATTTGTTCCAAGCCTTTGAACTCCGGTTAAGTTAGGTGTCGGTGTAGCCTTTATACTCAAATATGTCCCACTGAGATCTTTAAAAGATTTAAACTTGCCTCCGATGTTAACCATCTTATTGGCTAAATCTTTTAGTGAGCCGCCGGCAGCAACCAGTGCCTTAGGACTAAACAATCTCGAACCATCAAGAACATCCACTAGAGATTTTATGCTACCATATGGCTTAAAGTTTGTAACTGCAATAATGGCACTTAGTTCTGTTCCGGTAATAGTTGCCATTACTGCCAATAATTGCTTTTCGTCAGCAATGGCAAGATTCGACACATCAATGCCACCTTTCGTTAACAATTCATTAACCAGATAAAAACCTTGATTAATTAAGTTCTGGCAAAGTACTTTGGGATCGTAGATCCTATCTAGTTCAGAAATGTCAAACATGGTTCCGAACTCGCCCATTTGTGTTAACATTTCTCTTGCAGAACTATTATTCAAGCCGCCTATCAGTGTAGCAAATTGACTGTTGACTCCGCCTGTAACAATATCTGTATAACTGTTAACAGTTACTCCAAAGTCATCAAAGGATCCTTCCTGCATTTGAGTAAACATACCTTTGAGATCAAATGTATCGTTGCAGTAAGTTTGCACTCTGGCAATGGTAGAAACCAAACCGGGTACACCACCGGTCATAATTAAGTCAATTTGCTTTTTAATGTCTTCAACAACATTATTAAAATAAAATTGAGATCTAATAGATTCAGGAACTGACAATTGCAAATTTGCTGACACTTTACCAGTAAGGCACGAAGGTATAGCAGTAATAGCTGATGTAAACTGCATATTATTCATACCAAGTATTTCCTGGGATGCAGATACAGTCGGTGAACTATTAAAAGAATTAACAGCCGCTAGAATGTTAGCAGATGGAGCCAATCCTTTGTTGTCAAGGAATCCCGAGGCTGCTACAGTCAAAATTGGTGTTAAAAGTTGAGGCATACTATATTTACCTGAAAATTTCAGGTAATTCTAGACTTTGGTAGGATCAACCAGCTACAACATCGCCGCTACAGTCAGCACGACTATGGCCGCAAGTATCTGAATTACCTTTGACATTCACTGGTTTATTGCCAGCTATAACCGAAGACACACCGCCTGTGGTTTTAGCTTTTGCATGTGGCGGATGTGGTTTGCCAAAAGGAGAATGGGGTAATACGGTGTCGCCTACAACTACTATAGGTTTATTATTAACAAGAACGCTAGGAACAGAGCTTTTAGCGGCACCGCCTGCGTCATTTTTGTCACCATCGCGAACTACCCCTGGCATCGTTAACCTTTGTTGCTGACAACTGTGATGTAGTGATCTCTCATTTTTTCATGAGTTCTGCACATCATAACAATATGTTGATCTCGAACTGTCAGTGTTTCTAAGTCGGGATCAAGGCCAAACATAGCTTGGATCAAACCAATTCCTTCAGGAGTAGTTACTACTAGACAAGGTTTGTCTAGTTCGTAACAACCTTCGCCCGAGGATACTAGTTTTCCTAGTACTTCGTCACCACTTAACAATTTAAATGAGACAATTTCGTCAACTTGATATTTGTTTTTTGCTTGTTCAATCAGCATTGATTTGTTCCTTTAATAATTGAAAATCACTGTCGCTTAGTTTTGCTAGACCTTGGTATCCACCTTCAACAAAAAGTTTGCTACCATTATAGATTTGAGGTACTGTGCGATGACCTGCTTCAACAATGAATTGTCGAGCCTGCTGATCTAGATCAACACGAACTTCATTAAATGGTACACCTTTTTGTGTAAGTAGATATTTGGCTTTGTCGCAAAAAGGACAATTCGCTTTACTGTAAACTGTTAGCATAATTATAGATCCGGTAATTCCTCGTAGGTAACTGCATCACTCATAACACCAATAACATAGTTGGTGCTTTCGTTTTCCTGTAGAGCAGTTTGTTTCTTATTGATATTTATATGCTTGTTAAACCATGGAATTGGATTTGTCTTCGGATGTTCCTCGAGATACTTGATGCCAATATCCTTGAGTTTAGTAAAGGCTGTGTAGTCAACAAAGTCTTTAAGGATGTTGGCATTCAGACCAATGACTGGGCCTTTTATAAACAAATAGTCAGCCCAGGCCTTTTCTTCTCTAATCACATCCATGTACATGGCATAGACTTCGTCACGGCATTCCTCTGCGATTTTTACAAATCGAGGATCTTCCTTGACAACCTGATTAATCAACCAAGCAGTCCATTCTGAATGAAGGATTTCATCTTGTAAGATAAGACTGATAATGTTGCCATTGCCTATGTAAATTTTATTTTCAACCATGGCCAGGCTTGTGGCAAATGAAACCATAAAGCGGAATGCTTCTAGTGCATAGCTGGCATTTAGTGCCAACCAAATAGCTTTGATGTGATCTTCTTCTCGTACCTCGCCACCAATTTCTTTGATACAATTAATCTTGTGTAGTGCATCGTAATATCGTCCTACACTAGAAGCCATATCCACAATTTCTTTTGTATCATGAATTTTGTTAAATTCTTCTTTAGGCACACCATAGACATTACGAATAATATGACTGTACGACTTTGAATGAATACTGGTTTCAAAGAAGCCCCAGGTCAATGTCAATGCTTCTAATTCAGGAAGACTAACTACAGGTACGAAAACCTGACTAGGTGCGCGGCCTTGAATACTATCCAAGGCTGTTTGTCTAAGAAGGTTGCTGGTAAAAATATGCTTGACTGTATCCGAAGCTTCTTTATGATCGATTTTATCTTTGGTCAAACTAATCTCTTCTGGTACCCAGAAGAAGCCGCGGGCTAACTCTTCAAACTTTTGTAGCTTAGGATACTTAACTTCTTCAAATCGTTGAATTGTTACCGGACCGGCTGGATCCAAAAACATGTGACGCTGTAGATAGTTAGTTGCCTTTTTTAAATCGTATTGTTCTAAACTCATTTTTTCTCTTTTCTGTGTTTCTCTAAATGTTGTATGTATTGTACAACAAATCTAAACATATAAGTAGGCAAAGTGAGGAAGAACCGATTTATATATTCTCGATCTTTCCTTGAAAGTTTGCCCTTACTGTTATTCAAAATGTCATGAATATGTGCTAGGCGTAACAGTATGATTGTTCGCCTAGTGTCTTTCATAACTTGCAGGCCTCGCAATCTCCATCTTCGAGATCTTCTATTAAAGTAAATTCTTTAATGCTAATACTAGTATCAGTTTTTACTTCCAAATTTCCTACACTAATTTTGGCGCCAACTTTGTTGATAAGACTGTAATAGATTGTTTTGATGCCCCACTTATAAGCCAACATTAAATTCTTGGCTACCAATGTTGCAGGCACCTTGCCGTCTTTAAAATGTGCAGGATTGTAGAATGTATTGGTACTTAGACTCTGATCGATATAGGCTGCTAATACTGCCGAAGTCTTCAAGTAGTCAACGCAGTCTGTTTGATCCCACATAAGTTGATAACGGTTTTTTAGTCTCTTGTACTCAGGTACAACCTGTACAAAACTACCGGCCTTACTTTCTTTAACTGAAATTAACTCCATGGGCATTTCAATACCATTGGTACTGTTTAAAACCACGCTACTAGATTCAACTGGAGCCACTGCCATTAGTGTAGCATTGCGAATACCATGTTTCTTCAGTCGTTCGCGTAGACTTTCCCAATCCATACTTGGTGCAAAATCAGTTAGTTCATTAACACCGGGGTTGCGTCTTTCCCATGGAAATACTCCACGACCATACCAGGTATGTTCACTGCGCCGACAGGCTCCTCTTTCTTCGGCTAAGTCAACACTGGCCTCAGTTAGATAAAAAGACTGATGTTCTGCCCAACGCTTGACTTCGCTGAGAGATTCTTTAGTGCCGTACTTGTAGTTGCGCTTGGCATGCCAGTATGCTAAATTGGTAATACCTACTCCCAATGGTTCAAAGTCTTCGTTGGCTAGACGACTTTGTACACTTAAGAAGTCTTGATAGCTCAAGAGATTGCTGAGACTACGCACAAGAATACGACAGCACTTACGCATTTCCTGAGGGTTACGGAAACTGCCCCAGTTTATCGAGCCAAGAGTGCACAGAGCAATTCGTCCATCTGGATCTTCAATTCTCTGGAAAGGACGGGTGGGTAAAAGTATCTCCTGGCATAGGTTCGACTGATATATTGGATCCAACTTTGTATCAAAGGGGCCCTGGTTGATAACATTGTCGATGTTGACAAGATATATGCGCCCAGTATCAGTGCGTTCTTTAAGAATTCCGTTTTTAAATATTTCATCCGCTGGTACAGTTTTCTTTTTCTTTGTCTTATCTTGCTCATAGCGCAAATACAATCTTTCAAACTCTGCACTGTCCCTATAATAGGCTTCGTAGAGATCCGGTACATCATGCGGATCAAATAAGGTAATCATTTCGCCGTTTTTATATCGGCGCCAGAACATGGCATTGACTACAACACTGTAATCCATTTGACGAACACGAGTTTCCTCTGTACCTTGATTATTCTTTAGTACAATTAAATCTTCAAATTGGTAATGCCAGACTGGAAAGGTCACTGTACAGCTGGCATTACGAATTCCGCCTTGGCTGCAACTACGAAGGTCAGCAAACCATTTCTTTAAGAATGGTATCATACCCGTGTGCTTAATCTCGCCGTTGCGAATCGGAGCCCCAAGGGGTCGAATACGACCAATTTCTAAACCAATACCAGCTCTTTTGCTGGCGTATTTGGCCATCATTTCGCCGGCAGCAAATATCGAATCCAAAGTATCGTCACTAGATATAAGAACACAGGAACTAAATTGCTTGGTAGTAGTACCCAGGCCGGCAAGCACAGGAGTTGCCAAAGTAAAGTGGCCATCACTTGCACATTCATAGTACTCTTTTACATATTTTAGTCGCTTGTCTCTATCCTCGGCATGAAATGCCGTGGCTGCGGCAATGGCATATCTAACCTGTGGTGTTTCGTAAATTTTACCAGTGGCGCGATTTTGCACCAGATACTTTTCGCATAGCTGTGCAATAGCACTAAAGGTATAGTTTTCGTCCTTGGAATGATCTAGAAAAAGATCAATGATGTTCCATTCGTCTTCGGTATACCACTCTAGCAATTCTGGAGTGTACATTCCTAGTTCGACATTTGTTTTAACAATATCATAAAGTTTAGGAGGATCGTACTGTCCGTATACTTCTTTTCGTAGCATACTTAGGCGCTGACGGCCTGCTACATATTGATAGTTAACATTATTAATTTCTGGGTTTTCGCTTTCGTCTATTAGGCTAACCATAGACTGTAGTAGTAATTGGTCAATTGTTTCAGTTGTCATTCCGTCATGAAATTCAAGTTGTGCACGAATCTCAATCATTGATGGACTAACTCCATCTATACCTCTACAACCAAATGCTACTTGACGCTGTATTTTTGAAATGTCTAACGGCATTTTACTGCCGTCTCTTTTAATTACCTGTATCTGGGTCATCGACTTTGAATCCTTATTTTTTTTTAGTATAAATTAAGCTGTAAATCTTGAACAGTGTATCGATGCTTTAACACTAAATTTTCTTCGACTTGAGTTTTATTTACTATCGTGTCAAAATCTAAATTAAGTATATATTTTCCCTCGTTGACCCATAGTGTGTTAACGATATCCTGATTTGTTGGGTTTTTATAAATCCTAATTTCTAGATTTTCTATTTCTTTTCCGTAGTGACTACTTAGATACAAAGTATACAACATACCCAACACTTTTGCAAGATCACAATAGTAGTTTTCATGCAATAATGTCCATGGGTCGGGCCATTCGGTTGTAGACATACCATCTAAGTAATGGTTTACATATGGTGCATAACTCCAGAGATGAGCAGTTTCTTTTATGGCTTCTTCAATAGGAAGGTCGCCAATTTTTTCTCTAAACTGTTTCCACTCATGGAGCCTTTCGTCGGGCTTGAGGTTCCACATTCTTGATAATTTATTGATAGAGTGATTTAATATCGTAAGTAAAAACGGCATCGGTGGCAAGATTTGCCAAGATGCATACAATATATGGTTTGAGTATTCCGGTAGGAGTACTGTTGTATTCGACTGTTATGTCTACTCCAACAGCATTTGTTTCTGTATATGAGTCATGGAAATCAAAAGTTTGAAAAGCTGTACTAAATGAAAATTTTATTATGCCTGTTCGAAAGAATCCGCTTCTTTCAATGGAATAATCAATAATTCCACTCTTGTATCTATTACTGATAGGAATGAAATTAGTTGATGCATTGTTTAGTATAACACTCTTGCCAATGGTCTGATACGAATTACCAAATCTAAAATGACCAGCAGAATGTGTACTAACTGAAGTGTCTGTTCGATGCATGACCGATTCTAAGATAGCTTCGTCGCTGGCACTACGGTCAATCATATCTGCTATACTGTAGCAAAGATTGCCGCCAAAATCAATTACATGTGTACCAGCCGCCATTGACGGTGAGTAAGACTTACCAACTTGTGTATAAGTGTTAAATGCACTAGTAACTCTAGAAACATTTGCATTGGTTAGGATTGCTTCCTCGGCAATTGTTGCAAACACAGAGTTTGTTACTCTAACTGAGTCAATGGTAAGATTGCCAGCTGTAGCCACAACGCCCTTGAAGCTGTTACTAATCGTACATCTATCGATAACAATGTCTGACACTGTACCTTCGTTAGAACTAATGTCAACTACCTTACCAAATTGATTGAAGTCACACTCAATGAAGTGGACATTCTTTGTTGACGAAACTTCAGAGCTAATGGAGATACCAGTCGAGGTATTAGCAGTTGTTGCTACTGTAGGTCCTATAAACTGACAACGATTGAAATAGGCACCTTTGGTCGAATCGATTTCTCCGACAGGAATATTAACCAGAGTAGATTCAAATCTTATGCCGGTACACTCAATTGGACCAATGAAACTCAACGATGACGACTGCACCGAATCACTGTTATAGTAAAAACCTGAACCATCAGAGACCTTAAATACACCTTCACCAGATGTTCCAACAAGTTTAATAACAACACTGTCCCTTCCTGAATTTCTTAGACAAGTAAAAGGCGGAAATGTCAGTGTTCTTGAAATTAGATAAACGCCAGGATGAAAGTTAATAGTTCGTCTAGTTTGTGGTGGCGGTATTAATGCTTTACGACCATAGATCTGATCAATGGCTCTTTGTATGGCATCAGTGTCGTCATCGAAGCCGTTGCCTTTTGCACCAAAGTCTCGAATGTTAATTATATCGTCAACTTTGTCTTGGAATGCACGAGTAACTTTATTAGCAATATCAGGGCCTGTTTGGGCAATATACCCACCTAGTGCACCTTCATAGGTATAAACACCTAAGATGGCTCTAATATCGCTGTTACTGGTCAGAAGTTCTGTATTACCTTCGTAGGGTGCACCCTCGGTTATTGTACCATTACCAATGAACAATCTAAGTTTGTCAATGGCCCAACCAAATTCGCCAGCACCTAACTGTCCTAGATCTTCTAAGAAGCCCCGGCGTACTTGAATTTGAGAAATCTGTATAACAGCCATTTAATTCATCCTAATAGATGTATTTATTTAGATTTATAATACTGTTCTACCCTATCCCACCAACGATTGCTCCACAGGTCGAAATCTTTTGGCTCTAGCACAAATTGTTGATAAACCGGGTCACCCCACTTGCCTGGCTCCACTTCTGGGGGCCTCACACACATTAAAATTACGCCCTTGCGTATATTTGTTCCGTGTACTTCGTTGTGAGCTAATGCATAGGCTGTTAATTGAAGATAGTAGTCTTCAATGTATTCTTCTTTTTTAGGTTTGTTTGACTGTTTAAAATCAAGAATACTTTCGTCGCCTTGATGCATACCTACACAGTCTGTTGTGCCAGCATACAGCCCAGGAAAATAAAGAGGAACTTCACTACCCCAAACTTCGCTGATAGGCCCAAACCCTTCGTTAATAACCTTTTTGGCCATTAACAAACTTTGTTGTGCATAAGGATTGCTTACGCTTTCTTTTAGTGCTTCTCCCTTGATATAATTTTCAAGGTAGGTATGCATACGAGTACCGCGGCTAGCGGCTTCAGTGGTAATTTCTTGTGCTTGTTTTTCGCCGACTCTTCGTTTCCAATTTGCCAGTGCAATGCGGCTTTCGGCAGGTTTAGTAGCGTCTAGTATGGTTGTAACACTGGCAACACGATCACCAGCTGGTGTTACATAGTGTCTTTTACCGTTAACTACTTCTCTATTGATTGGATGGTATTTGTATTTTTCGATTAGCATAAAATTTATTATAGAGTATGCATGTTAACATACTTAACTAAAATATGCAACCGATGTATTATTAATTACGCTTGGAAGCGGCTCTCTTGGCCATCTTGCCTACTGTTTTTTCTGGACCGCTGTCCGGTGAACCGTTGCTGCCAATATCTGAGTCACCAGAGTCGGAACGGTTAATATCTAAGTCCGGGTCGTCAAACGGAGTACTCGCAGGTTTAAGGAATACTGTCTTGACTCCTGACTCGTCGTCTTTAACACTGGCAATTAAATTTTTAACGGTTTGACTCTTGTCGTATATCGACTTTAATGAGTCAACATTAAACATCTCAGAGCCGGGCATGTTTCTAACCATAGTGACTAGAGCCCGTAGACTAACTTTGGGCTCCTCACCGGTATCCTGAAAACGATTCCTAATGGTTTCTAACCCATTGATCAAATTATTTTCGGAAAAATTAGTATCCCGGTCTTCTAAGATAAACTCTCTTGCTCGCATTAACGCTTTTCTCTACCAACAGGCTCTGTACCACCGGCGGCTGCATCAGTGGCAGCAAAAGAATCTAGCTCTGCGTCAAGGTCTGACTCAGGACCAGCTGCTGGGCCGCCTGGTAACGGCATTTCGCCTGGCATACCCATTCCGCCAGCAACTTCCTCACCGGCTAGCTGACGAGCACTGTTATCAGCAGTTTCGCGAGCCTGGCCTAGTGTACTGGCTAGATCAGTTAATAACTGACCCATAGAGCTCTTAAACTGATCGGCGTTCTGTGGGCCCATTTGATCACGGATTGTGTCAATCAGTGCAGGTAGTTGTTCTACTTGCATTTTGCTGACTTTTTCAACCATGTCTTGTAGGCTGTCAACCATGTCTTTGGCAGCAAGGATAGCTTCGCTCTTACCTAGTTCGCCTTCCATTAGTTGACGGTTTTCTTTTAGCCACTTGTTTAGACTTTCACGAACCATAAGCAATTCCATATACTTAGGATTCATTTCAGCCTTATGGCCGCCGTAGCTATGACGGATTCGGTTTAAATTCTCGCTGATAGTATTGCTTAGGTGTAATGCTTTTCCGTAGCTAAGACGACCGAAGTCGATCTTAAATCCAAAGCGAGAGTTCATAAGAGTGTTCATCTTCTGCGAAGAGATCACTGGGTTAATATCTTTAAGGTTCATAGTTAGTAATTCCTAGAATTTAATATATTTAGCCGATCTTAAAGTTTTCTCTAGTAGATTCTTTGAGAAAGTTAACCGTAACGATGCTTCTTCAAATCTTACTAAAAATAAATCAATTTTGTGCGTGTTCTTTTTCTTTTTTGCTTCGTCAAACCTATAACGATACTGCTCAGTTTTAACTGTTAATCTACCAACTTCATCGTCCTCTTTAAGTACCCTGTCGGCAAATTTAAACGATCCAATTTGATAGTAAAAAGCATAGCAAATAGCCGATAGCTTACTAGTAAAAATATGTTCGTCGTTGCTGTAACGATGTGATATTTTCCACCATCTGTGATTATGCTGATTGATAAAATAATTACCAACTATATAGCCACGATTTAAACGCATAATTACCGGCTTTCTGTCTAGTATTGAGCGAGCTATAATATTATCTAACTCTTTACTGGTCCACTCTTTAAGATAGGTAACTGCTTGATTGACCAACTGTTCAACTGTTGGTATGTTTGTAGAATTCGATTTGTCCATTGTTATTTTTTCTAATTAGTGCACCCTTATTAACCAGTTGATTAGCTAGATGTTGTTCCCTGTCAGATAACTTTTGCTTAGGTATCGATTGATCCTCTACAAATTTATTTAGAACATCTGCCTCCTCATTGCTAATGGGCATTTGTAGATTATTGATTAGCTCGACTATTTTCATACTTTGTTGAATAGAGTGACTATTAGTGTTATCATGCCAGCGGCTAATACGCTAAAAACAGTTGTACCAATGGCAATTAACTGTTTATTTGATTTGCTATCTGTACCAGCAATTGCTTCTCTAATAAAAAGAATATGCTGTTCCATGGCCTTTACTTCGTCTCCTAGATTATCTAACTTTATTTGAAGTGCATTATATCTCTCAGCTAGAGTTGCATACCTTTCGGCACAAAGTTCTACATGAGCCTCGAGGCTTTTCTTTTCAATTTCGGTAGACATTCCTAAATCCTTTTCTGTCAATATATTATTTAATCCGTTTAAAAAGAAACACGGAAATACAAATTTTTTAATATACCTTGTGTGTAAAAAACAGGATCAGGAAATCCTGCTGTTTCGTTTAGACCTGTTATGATAGGAATTTCATTAAAGTCCTGTCGTAAAAATTTTAAAGGATCTTCAGGAGGACCAAAAACATCACTGTGTTCAACAAAAAACATAAATTTCCAACACTGCTGACTATCTCGATAAAAGCTACCAAATTCATGTGCAGCCGTTGACACTAGCCTAGGACTTTTTGCGCTGATTAAATCTACCGGCTGCGCTCTCAGTCCGATTACTTGCAGTACTGTTTCCCAGTTTCGTTGCTGGTTTCTTTCAGTCTGCAGATCTTTTTTAATTCTTCTAACGCCGGTGTCAGTGATATCAACTAGTGTGTACCCTGAAAACCATGTTCCTGGTCTCATCATGATATTTATAGACTGGTTTTACGGTCATAAAAAAAGCCCCAGAAAACTGAGGCTTTTTGTCTGTTAAAGACTGATTACTTAACAGTAAACATTTCAACAACAGCGGCTGTAACACCAGTCTGGCTAGCAAAGTTGGAACCAGCAGTAATGCCAGGACCTTCGATTAGCATGTAAACTACATCAGTAACACCAGCTTCGAAAGTAGTGATACCAGTGATGCTATTTGTTAGTTGAATGTTCTGAACAACAGCATCGATCTCAGCTTGAGTGATGTTTGTCTTGCTGAAGCTAGCTAGTTGTGCGGTACGACCAAAAGCACCAAAACCTTCTGTCTTACCATTAACTCTTGTAAATACGGCCATGATAATTTCCTTTTCTTAATTATTAACGCTTTCGCGTATGTAATTATTTATCAAATTGAAAAAAATTAGCGTTCTTTTGAGAAATGTGCTACACCGAAGTTTGGATTAATTAGTTTAATTAGTCCGTAGCTTGTTGGAAACACTATGCCCTCTCCGCCGAGGCCTGCTGTTGTAGTTTGTTTAAAACCCTGTATTTGACCTTCGTAGGCATTAACAATAGCAACCTTGGTCTTGAATATTGCATTCCATATGCTGTAAAGTGCATCAAGCCCTGCTTTATTTTTAGATATGTAGCCAGATTCTTCGTCGTCGCCTATTAGGTTACGAAACTGTTTAGGGTTTGCATTTGTTCTCAGCCATTGATTAATAGTATCTTTAGTTTGCTGTGTTCTTACTTGATTTAGATATTTGCCAATTAATCCTCGGGCAACATTGTCTAGTCCTGCTAAAAATGCATCGCTTTGTTTTCCGTAAGTACTGATCACAGATTCTGTATCTCTGACCATCTTTAACAGATTAGAAGCAGTAGCAGATGGCAAACTAAAACTTTGATCTACATTGGGAGGAATAACTGCTACATTGCTAACATTCTTTAGCCCAGTTTCTCCGTTCCAAGGGCGACCATCGAACTCGTGCACAACTATCAGTGCAACCTTGTTTGACATTAGTTTGCCTAGGTAACTGTTAGTAGCCACACTATAGGTTACTGTAGTGGGACTAAACACAAAATTTGAACCAGTAGGTTTTAGCCCTGCTGAATCAACCATCATCAGGTCGCCTTTAAAGATTCCGGTAGTATTTCCTACACTTTTGGCTAGGCCTGGCCATATAGCGTCAATTTTAGCGTATAGGTCTGCGCGGTCTGCGCCACGGCCAGCATCGTAATCCCGCCAGCCTTGAGGACTAGTAGGGTACACACCCTTGGCAGGCATGTACTTGTCAGTCATAAAGAACTGACCGTCTTTATTACGCCCAAAGTAAAGAGCTATACCACCGTCCCATTTAATTGTGCCTAGTTCAGGTTTTTGTACAATTTCCTCTAAGGCTAGCGCATAGCGCATGGCCTTATCTGATCCTTGAAGGATAGCATCTTCTGGGTGCGGTATTCTAGGACCATCGCCTATTGCTTCGGCCAAATAATCTGAAAATTTTTTCATCCTAGCACATCACTCATTTGTCTGAACCAAGCGGCTGTTCCAGGTTGTACAGTTTCAGGTAATCTCATTAAACCCTTAGAAGCATCTTGCCTTGCTTGTGCTAATTTTCCTTCCCTATCGGGATCATTTTCTAGTGCTTTTAGAGCCGATTTGACACTATTTAGGTCGTCTTCCTTGGCTTTAGGACCTAGTAGTATCTTGGCCACTTGTTTTCTTGTACGGCCAACAACTTCGTTATTATCTCTACGCAATAACTTTGCGCCAAATGCATCGAACTTTAGTCCTAGATGTTTAGCAATACTACTGATCAACATGAATAACTCACTGCCTTTAAATTCAGGATCGTCGTACATGCCCCTGAGGCCATGCTGATGCCAGGGCGCAACCAAGCCGGCTTCGTGTATAACCATAACATCAACTTGAGCTGTTTTTTTCTGGCCGGTTCCGGATTCTGCATATATTATACCGATGCTGACATTACGACCGTTAACATTAGCCTCAACACCTTTTTTACTAAAATAATCTTTTAGTTTAAGTTTGGCATCTTTAACAGGATCCTTGGATTCATGTGTGTTAAAGAAATTAACAACATCTTCTGCTTCAACCATGACATCAATGTCGCCGGACTCTACTTTGTAACCGGCAGAGCCAATATCTGTTTGTATTCTTTTAACTAGTTCTGCAGGTAATAATTCTTTTGCTTGATTAACTACCGTTGCAACATCTTCTTTTTTTACAGGAGTTGATGTTGGAATAGCATTACCACCTTCACGAATTACTCGACTTTCACGAAGGTCGTCGTCGGCAAATGGGTTCCAATTCTTTCTGCCTCGATTGATATCAATTACTTTATTATTGTTGCCTACATTGGCTCCGATAACATTTGATGGATCAATTATATCGTTCGCAGGATCATCGGGATCTTCAGCCTTACCTACCTTGGCTAGATCTTTTAATTCGTAATATCTCTTGTTTAGCTGTTTAACAAGATTAGGATCAATAATTTCAACGCCAGTAGTATCATCGTGCCATTGATTGTCATCAACTGTAAAACCATAGGCCTTGCCTCTAAGATCTACTTCAGCATCTCTCTTGGGTCTTCTAGAAGTAGGCTCGGGCTCAACTGGTTCGGCAACTACTTTTTCAACACCAGGTGTTGCAGCCTTGGGCGCTGCCGGCGACGACTGCTGTGCCTTAAGCATGTCAATAATTTTCTTATCGTCGGGATTGTTAGGATCTAATGTTTGGCCGCCTACTTTAATAGGTTCATCGCCAACTGCTGGTTCAGCAGTTGGAGTATTGGTTCCTGCTTTTTGCTGATCGTAGTACTTCTTATTCAATAAGTTTATAGAATTAGCATCTGCATATATATCACCAGTGCTTTTGTTATACCATTGTTGAGTTTCGGCGTCAAAAACAATAGGATTGCCGTTATAAAGAACTTCTGCATCCTTAGTTGGCAATGGATACCCAGTCGGCAAACTTGCTGCTCTAACCTGATTTGTACCTTGTCTACCAAAATATTCAGTCATCCTATCAAGAATGTACTTATTAGCGGTAGCCGCATCGTTTAATGATTTAAGTTGCGGAGCTGGTATGTTTGTAGGATTTCTTTTGTTGTATTTGTCTTTGTGTCTACGATCCATAAATTGGACCAATAATTGAGACATTTGGTCCGGAGTCATCCCGGGCTGTCTTTTATACGCAGCAACTAAGGCATTCCATTCTTGGCCGGCTTCACTGGCCAATTCTTTATAATCCTGCAGGGCTTTTTGCTGCTGATTATAGGCTTTAACATTTTGTACAAGCCCGCTCATAGCAGACCCGGCTTTTTTAGCCCAGTCTAAAGGGCCTTCGTTAATAATATCATTAACCTTCATCGTTGAGCTTTCTTATGCCACGGGTAAATTTTGACGAATCACCGCTCCGTATGCTATTAAGAAGTCGTCGCTCAAGCTCACCGGCTGTTTCGGTGTCGTAATTCTCTTTAATATAAGATAATAAATTAATAGCACTCTGTATTACATTGGTCGCGCGACTCTCCACAAAGTGTTTTTTATCCCTTTGTGAAGCAATACTATCAAGCTCAGCTAAAAGACTTCTGGTTTTTTTCTGCAAGAGTTGTCCCCGTGATCTAGTATTTATACTCTAGTATAATTTACAGTTGAGTTGACTTTAGTCCACTAAGCATTTGTTTGAGTTTTGTTGAGTCTGCTTGTACCTTAGGTGCTGTAGACGGTACTATTTCTCCAGTTTCTTTATTAACTGTAGTAGTTGTTCTAATGGAATTCAAAATATTAGTAGCTGTACTACGATAACCCGAATCTTCCTGTTGTGATTCCCCTGGGTCAGTGATACGCATATTTTCCATGTTATAGTCTAAGTCAATCTTTTGTCCTACGCCTGTACTACTACGCGATTTCATACACTGAATCTGGTATTTTCCACGCTCACGCATGGCACGGCTTGTGAAAATGCCAAACACATTATCTGCTGTGTTAATCTTACTAATACCGCCCGAGATATGACTATGGTCAAATTCTACTTCTTCAACTGCACTACGGTTCAACTGACTTGCAGTAACCATTAGCACACCTAGTTCTTTGGCTAGGTTACGCAATTCTTCTGACACATACTTGTCCTTGACAAACAAGTCACTAGGACTAACCTTGGCACTAACTGGCATTAACAAATCTAAGTAGTCGATCATTAGGAAATCAACTTTCTTGCCAGTTTGAATTTGATACTCTTTAAGATAAGCACGAATGTCGTTGATGTTGCTCTGTGCTGGCATGTACTTGACCTGATAATCGCCAGACTTTTTGGCCACCATCTTGACTTTAAGTTCTGCTGTTTCAATATCTTTACGGATATCTTTTGTACTCATACCTGTCAACATAGCGTCAGTACGCAAACTGGTTAATTCTTCTGCTAGTTCTAAGGTAATGTAAACACCACTGAGCCCTTGCTGTAGCCAATTAAGTGCAATATTCATCATAACCAAGGATTTACCCGAGCCGGAGCCGCCTGCAAAGATGTTAAGTTCGCCGCGGCTAAATCCGCCATACAACAGTCTATCCATCTGAGGCCAACCTGTACTGACTTGACCACCTGCATTGAAGTATTTGTTCAGTCGTTCGCTAGGACTTGCCCAATAGTCTGTACCCATGTCCTTTTGTAGACTGATTTGTACTGCATCTTTGATCAGTTTTTCAACAGGACCAAAGTCACCTTTTTCTAATAGATCGGCTGCATTTAAAATAGCTCGCTCAAGTTCCTGTCGCTTGGTGAAACTTTCAAATTCTGTCATGAACCATTCTAGATGGTTATCAGTAATGTCAGGAACTAGCTTTAATTCAACGCCAGCAACTGCACGAATTTGATCAATGGTAGGCAAAGACCTATACTGATCTGTATGACTCTTTAAAAATTTTGCACAGTCTCTTAGACTACGATCAAAATTTTGCGGATTATAGATATTTTGAACACGCACATAACTCTGTGCGTCTGTGATCATTATTTCTAAAAATAATTTTTGTAGATCAACTGAGTATTCTTTGTTCATTGTTAATTATATAGCCTTCTTTTTCTCAGTTCAATTTTCAAACGGCTGACTTCTTTGGCTTCTAGTATGCTCTTTAGTACAAACAACTTTCCGTACTTGCACACTGCCTCATTTATATCTTTACATGTTTCAAGCCAAATTGGAAAACTAACCGACCAGCCGTATTCAACGGCCTGGTCTATTAACTTTGCGCCTGCTGGATCTGAATCAGGTACAACAATAACTTCACGGCCTAATTCGTCGATAATGTCTGCTTGTACTTCACTGCACTCGTTGCCTAATACTGCTACACCATCTAGGCTCATGGCATCAAAAGGTCCTTCGCAGACTATAACAAACTTCCAGTCCGGTAACTGCCTATTTACATTAAAAACAAAATTAGGTTCGTAGTGACTGTAGTACTTGGGTTTAACTGAAGTGTCCCAGGTCCTGGAAGTGTAACCAATGACTTCGTTTTTCCAGATACAGGGAATAATAATACGACGATTTAAATTGTGATCCAAGGATGCACTAGTATAAAAATCGTAGTTGCTGTAGTCAATTTTTCTGTCTTCAAGATATCTAACTGCTGGTGCGTCCTGGGAATCTTTAATGTTTACAGCATCGTCGGGCAAATAACGGGTTTTAAAAGAAACCGCTGTTTTTTCTTCTTGGACTGTATCCGGTGCCACTATATCTTTGACACGGACAGCTTCGATTACCAAACGACGAACAGTATTTTCGTCAGCACCTAACCAACCCAGCAACTTTCGAAATTTATAATTTAGATGATAGCCAGGTGTATAACTAGCCTTAAAGTTGCAGTTAAAACAGTGATAGCTAACTGAACCGTTAGGGTTGCTCATTAGGCCACCACGACCTCTAGTGTCAGCACTTTCGCCATTATGGACACAACAGGGCGCATTGAAACTAATCCATCCACTGGGACTTCGTTTTCGCCTTGCAGGTAGTAGTTGTAATATTGCGTCTTGAACGGTCGTGAGCATGTAACAATTATATAGTGTTACACAAAGAAAATCAAATTTTTAGATTAAATTTTTCTGGTAAATCTGGGATAGGCAACACCACTGGTAGGTCTGGTATTGTAATTTACCTTGGGCCAAGCAGAACCAGTTTGCGGACGCTCTTGGCGATAATATAGGTACTTATTGTTAGCGCCTCGTAGTGCAAACCAATCCGAAAGTGCGCCGCCTGTGTCAACGACTTGCGATGCTTTTGAAGTATTAGCTATGTAATCCCTTGCATCGGATTGTTTCCATCTTGGATAAATTTCTAGCAAACAAGCCAACACGCCGGTTACCTGCGGACCAGCCATGCTAGTACCGGAAAGTTTACTTAAGAAAAATGACGAATTCCTTGAATCAGCTACTGTACCTGTATTTACACTACTGATGATATTATTCCCCGGAGCAAATACATCAACACGAGGCCCCCTTGAGCTATAATCTGATTTTCGTTCAGACACAGTCGAATCAATTGCGCCAACGCAAATAACTGTTGACCCAGCTGCTGGACTAGTTCCTGTCATATAAGGTACTGTATAATCAACACCACCATAGGACCATATAAAATAATTATTGAAGTCGGGTCCTGTTTCTATGTCTATAGTAACTCTCCAATTCCCTGCTGAAGCACAAATAATAATTCCGTCTCTGATTGCATCTGCGGTATCCGCATCCATTGATGCAGATCTTCCATCAGTTACCCAGTTTACTCCGTTATTGTAGATACCATAATTAGTTAGTTGGGTAGCTGATGCATCAGACGATATCAATGTTCCTCTATAGTAAAGTTGTTTAACCCCGGCAACATCAAATTGATAGCTAAGTCCAAAACTACAATTTATTATTGTAGGATTTCTATAACCGGTGGCCGGATTTATTGGTTTTGAATTATGCCAAGCCCTGATGTAATCAAATATAGCATCGCCGGCTATAGGACTTGGGGCATCTGAGTACGGACTGATGTTGTATATATTTGCCTGCCTGGCCCAACCCTGTGTATTTCCGCAAGCTGTTCCTGCCACATGATTACCGTGATTGTTACCGTCGTTGGCTAGTAGATTATAGCTATAAACACCGTTTGTGCCGCCGGTGACCTGGTTAGTATGTTGGAACCAGTTATACTGTATAACTCTCGATCCCCCAGTTCCATCGGCATTTTTTGCAAACTCTGGATGGTTAACATTTAAGATTCCATCAGCAATAACCACATCAACATTTCTTCCTTCGGCAGTTAAAGTGACTGTTCCTGTTTGAGATGCGGTACCATCCGAGCCCCAATTTGAACGAGGAGCACCTTCAGTGGATCTTAACAATCCCCAATTCCTGTGTACATTATTAACAGTACTCGACTTATCCCAATTGCTACTGGTTTGTACTGCATAAGGAACAACTTTCAATCCTCGTTCTGCAATAGTTAATTCAACCGCTTCGACTCTAGGATCATTTTTAAGAACTGTAGCTTCGTCGTCGGACAACATATAATGAGTATTTCGACTAATGGGTCTTCTGGCCGCTAGTTCAACAGCCCTTCCAGGAATATATAAATTGCCACCTTCGGTTTCCATGTCGTTATAAAAATCATCAAGATCTTCAAATTGACGAAGGGTAACTATATATTCTCGTAACGATACCATTATTAATCCTCGTATTTAACAATAGTCAATGTAACACTGATGTTAGCTGATGCACCCGATTTGTTTGTAATAGCCAATGGAATTGAAGTTGTCGGAGTTGCTTCATCATTAAATCCAACTGCACCCGGTGTTAACCTAACATTTGAGTTACCAGTTGTGATAACTTCAGCAACCAAACCTGAGTTAGCACTAGGGTCGGCGGTAATCAATCTTGATGCATCACTAGTTCTGGCTGCCGTATCTGTGTAAATCCTAACCCACGAGGCTGCACTAGTTGCAATTTTATACAGTAGATAACCTTTAAACCCGTTGATACTGACATTTGCAGTAACATCATTGTTAATTGATCCGCTATAAACTGTGGTTGTTGTTCTATTGCTAATTAGAACGCCTTCGCTACCTGTGTAGCCGATACTACCAGTATAACCTAAACTTCCTGAATATCCCACAGATCCAATACTACCTGCATATCCAGTATCACCTTGACTACCTGTGTAACCCCCAGCTGGCCCTTGACTACCTGTATAGCCAATCGCGGCTGCTTCGCCAGGAGTACCTTGACTACCAGTATAACCACTGCTGCCAGTGTAACCTTGATCTCCAACAGATCCATTATAACCTTGTTCGCCTTGACTGCCTACATACCCCACATCGCCTCGGCTGCCTGTGAATCCAGCAGCACCAGTACTACCAGTATAACCGGCACCTGCACTACCAGTGTATCCTCTACTTCCTGTGTATCCTTGACTGCCAGTATAACCCATACCAGCAAATGCTCCAGCAATGCCCTGACTGCCTGTGTATCCTATACTACCAGAATACCCCATACTTCCAGTATAACCGTCCGGGTCACCTTGACTGCCAGTATAACCCATACCAGCATATGCTCCGTCAACGCCCTGACTACCAGTATATCCAACACCTTGGCTACCGGTGTAACCGAGGGTTGTACTTGATACTTGCCAGCCCCGACCGTTCCAAACCCAAGTCTTAGATCCACTGGTATACTCTTGATTTAAGGTTGGGTTTGATGGAAAATTAATGCTCATTTTTTATTCTCTATATTTTTAATAATTAACATTGGTACTAGGGAAAGCTCTGTTAACTCCCCATACTAGTCTAACGGCACCGTGACCACCATTGTTTATTTGGCCTCTGATGTATCCCTGGCTATTGAAGACTCCGCTGTTTCCAGCTGCGCCACCACCAGGCCAACCACCTGCACCACCAGCATTGCCACCGCTAAAGTTTATAGATCCGTTGCTTCCAGTATATCCTGCTCCGGATCCCCCTGATCCACCTTGCGGTACCACTTCAAAACTAGTCGATCTTGCGCCACCAGTGCCATTGGCTCCTTGTCCAAATAAACCAGTTCCTCCACCACCACCACCGCTTGGTGTTCCGTTTCCGTTTCCGTAGACATTATTACCACTTCCGCCACCACCACCACCGCCGTTAACACCAGTGGATCCCGAATAGCCAGTAGCGGCTCCCCAGCCACCTGATCCCGAATAGCCAGCAGCACCGCCGCCGCCTCCTGATACCTCGCCAGTGTAACCGGAAGCAAAAGCAGTATTTCCGCCTTTACCACCAAAGCCGCCGCCATCACCTGTGTAGCCGCCGCCAAAGCCGCCTTGCAATGTTTGTCCAGAATCTGCTGATGCTGTGTTATATGATGCACCACCTTTGCCGCCAAGGCCGCAGGCAGTGTTTTGACTTATAAAATAACTGTCTGCTCCGTTGGTACCAGCAACTGCGGCATTGCCGCCAATTCCACCTGCTCCAACCACTACTGTGTAAGTTTGGCCAGGTGTCACCGGAATATTATTTTTATATCCTAGTCCACCACCACCTCCACCTGCTCCGTTGGCGCCGCCACCACCTCCGCCGCCGCCTACTGCCACAGCCGAAACTGCGTATACTCCCATTGGGCATACCCAAGAATATGTACCCGGTGTACCGTAAATTTGACTTCCAAATGTTGGAGTAGTTGATGAATAGTCACCTCTGTAGTAATAAAGAGTAACTTTTAATCCAACTGCACTGGTACCAGCGGAATCAATGTCAAAGGTTATTTCACTATCTGCGGTAATTACAGTTGGTGTATAGATAGCAGGTATTGATGCTGTTAGACTTGTTTTTTCATTCTGGTCAACTGATAGTTTATCTGTACCAAACATACTAACACCGTTGACATTAATATCCACAACTACACTACCCGAAGTCGACGCTGTTGTCAAAGATGCTCTCGGTGATTCTGTTAAATTTAATTGAAACGGTGATCTAAAAGTATACTTTGCTGTTCCGCTAGTTATAATTCCTGTTTCACCAGTTACTGGTATAATTAAAACACTAGGCGACTCGGCCTGACTGCCTGTATACCCAACACTTCCGGTATATCCATCAGGGTCACCTTTACTACCGGTGTAACCAATTGGTCCTTTTGTGCCAGTGTTTGAAAACTCAACCCATTGTCCGCTGTCGCCATCATCGACATAAAAATAATTAATTCCAGATTCAGAATCAATCCATACAGTACCACTTAATGGAGAAATTGGTGCAACATTAGAAAATGTGTAATCAACGGCACCTTGACTACCTACATAACCAATTGGTCCTTGACTACCAGTGTATCCCAGATTACCAGTAAGACCCATGCTTCCTGTATAACCAGTGGAAGGCATTGGAGTTTGTAGTTGCCAGGCGGCACCATTCCAAGACCAAGTTCTTCCAGCTGCCGAGTATGTCTCGTTTAAAGCAGGAGTTGTTGGAAAATTAATACTCACTTAATGTTCTCCGTTAATTATTAACTAATATCTCTAATTGGGAAGGCTCTATTAGACCCCCATACTATTCTAACAGCACCATTGGCACCATTATTTATTTGGCCTCTGGTGTATCCTAAACTGTTACCAGCTCCAGCATTACCGGCGGCGCCGCCGCCAGGCCAGCCACCGGCACCACCAGCGTTGCCGCCTGTAAAGTTTGCAGTTCCGGCACTACCTGTATAACCTATTCCGCCACCTCCGCCGCCACCCGATGGGGCTACTGAATAACTAGTTGATCTTACACCACCTACGCCGTTGGTGCCTTGACCAAATAAATTGGCGCCGCCTCCACCACCAGCACTAGGAGTTCCATTTCCGTTGCCGTAAGTACTACTA